TCTTGTTGGCCTTGGCCTGCGGATTGGCCCAACCCCACGGCTGATTATAGTCGATCATTATTTACCCCCACCGGAAGCCACTGCTTGATTGCGCGCAGGATTACCGTAAATTGTTGAAGCATAGCGTTGTAGCGCCTGCCAAGGAGCATCAGCCTGCTCTTGGTCAATACCACGCTCTTGAGCACCAAGGTTAGAGAATGCTTGGGCAGCACCAGAGGCTAGTTGGCCCATACCACCGACGTTCTGATTTAGAGCACCCTCAGCTGCCATCTTATTTTGGAAGTTGCGTTGGGCAGCATCGTAATCGATTGTGGCAAATTGAGCAGCAGTCGCGGCGTCTTGAGCCCCTTGTTGAACAGCTTGGCGGGCACTACCCAGCGTACCGCGTTGGCCGTAGTCGCTCCCTAGCTGCGCGGTTCTTTGTCCTGCTTCTAGGATGGCTTTATCTTTGAGAGCCTGCGTATCATAACCGCCTGTGTTGGCTAGTGCTGTAAGGCGATCTTGTTGACCACTCAGTGCTCCTAGACCTTTGTTAGCCGTATCAGCAATGGCATCAGAACCGGTACCAAATGCGCGAGCAAGGTTAGTATTCTGCCCGACGACAGTCCCCAGTTCTCCGCTATTGAACATACCTTCAGCTGCATTGCCTACGTTCTTAATATAGGGTACAGCCCATTTAGGGATCGTCGAGACCGTATCAGTGCCTCCACCGCCTTTCCATCGACGAGATTTAATCTTTAGCTTGAACATCTGTACTCCTATTCAATTCTTTTCGCATAACGTGATATACTGTTTCGAAGCCCGGAACCATCTTTGGTAGGACTCGTGACCAGCCGGGCCGACCCCACTGCTCCAAGGCAGTACAACCATTATCGATAGCGAACTGCTCTACAACTTTGAGTTGGTCATACCAATCATAGAAACCATCCCCACCAAGAGCTACCAAGTGTAAAGTCTTATGTGTACTGTATTGAATGAACTTGGTCAGGCATACTGCATGTACTTTCAAGCCTTCATCTAGTATGACCCATAGTTGAGCTTGATAGGTCATGATCTTGGCTAGATAATCCGAAAGACGAGACTCTCCAACACCATGCTCAATGGCTCTCTTCAATTGATCTTTCACAAGGTGCCAGTGCTCCGCGACTTCATCTGGAGTGGCTAGTTTGGTTGTATAGGTCATTGTGTTATCATGAATTAGGGAACGGACGGGTTGGTACAGCGAAGGCTCTAGCCACACCTTTCGTGAAACGGAAATCATCAATATATCCATATACCGGATATGATCCGCCAGCATCGTAGTTGCCGACCGATAGTGGAGCAGAAGCGTTATATCTGAGGGATGCGCCAGCAGTCACATTCACTGATGCTTCCTGAACTCCGTTAACAGCTAGGGCCAAGGTATCGCCAGACCGGCGACCTTGTACAAAATACATTGTGTCATGCGCCAGTACTGTGGTGCCCTGCAGATTGTATATGAGCACGTCGGATGTATTAAAACCGGCGAATCTGAGTTTACCGCTGGCGTCTATATTGAGCATATAGGGATAGGTACCAGTGCCGACAGCTTTTGTCATGATAACACTGTTGCTGGTAGGATGCCCGGTAGGTACGTAGATCCAACACTCAATCGTGAAGTCACCATTGCCTACATCAAAATCTACACTATTGGTATACGATAGTCGAGGATCGCCAGGACCAGTTGATATCAGAGCACTTGCCGATCCAAATCGCTTGACGTCTGGCTTAGTGACAACACCAATGTTAGAGGCTACCCTATTTGCAGAACTGCTATCAATAAATGTAGTTCCACCATCGGCACCATCCATGTGCAACAACAGGACTACTGATGAGAAATATGGATCTGGTGGGCCTACCGGATTGATACCTCCCATACCAATGCCGCCATGAAGGAAGGGTGTTTGTGGAAACATATTAGGCGTCCGTGGTAGATTCAGTGGTTAAGAACAGAATAACACCGTGTAGACGAGCGTCGATAGCCAGAGTATCGGATCCACTCGTGGCGAGGCGATATACGCGAAAGAACACGGTATCCTCAGCTACTGGACTACCCCCAATAGTTATGGCGGCAGTTTCATCCGATTTGTACAGGTTATTGGTAACTCCACCAGTATCTGCAATAGTCTGGGCCGTACCAAAAGCCACCCCGATAGCATCATTGTTAGAAACGGCTACAGCCTGAATTCCCCATACTACGTCGAAGTTTGTGGCAGTGGAACCGTGTGACCAGAGAAACCGGGCAGTGATGGTGCCCTCATTCCACTTCTTCGGCATTGGGATAGAAAACTGGGCGTACTCTGCTGTGGTTGGATCAAAATCCAATGTGATGATATCGGGCTGATTCGCAGCAATCGGTACAACCGTCAGGGGTTCACATCCGCCAGTAGCAGATGGGGAGATACCTGCGGCCATAATAGGCACTGATTGTCGGCCAGATAACAGAGAGGACATAGCTCCTGCCAACTCTGTAATAGTAGCCTTCTGGGTATCTCCACTCTTAACTACCGGCAGTAGGTCTGCTCCTACTAATGGCGGTGTAATCGCCGGGAGGGCTGAAATCTTTACATTAGCCATTAGATATCCCTTATGATATATTCGTTGATCTCAGTTACTAGATTGTCACCTGATTCGGTCACAATATATGATAATGTTGGATCGAGATCGCTCAAAGATGCTAGGCTGTCTGCATGCCATTGATTATTTTCGCATTTAATGAGAGTGGCCTTGCGATATGGAGGTATTGACAAAGTTAGGTCAGGCGTTCCCCAACCATCTAAGAAGATAGAACCGCCCGGATAGTATACACTGACAACCGTGTTCGCTTTGTTTATAATTACAAAAGTTGATCCTACAGGCGCTGTGTTGTCTACTATAGACAGTACAGGTTCAATGGTACCTGTGGGAACTACAAGTTGGCATCCGAGCATGGAATCATCTAGACTCATGCTTGTGCTAAAAGGTACTTTTGTGAGGAACCATTTAGTTTGCGCCTCTATCCACTCGAAATCACCGTTCAGAAAAGTCGTCGGGCTGGGTGTACCAGTTGTATTGAGCTTCTCTATGTCTACAGAACCATCCTGCAGCTGATCAGGGCCGATGCTACCGCTGCCTACTAGATCGTCTAGATCCAAAGCGAATACCGGTGTCTCATTCCATCGGTAGTCAGGTGGCGTAGCCCCAATGAAGAAGTCAATAGATCTACCACCCAATGATCTGAAGAACATTTTGTCTGTACCGAATCCCGTGGGGTCCACTCTATACCAGAAATATTTAGTTGGGTCTGATGTTTCTGTCGAATCTGCGGAGTTGAATAATCCGTAATAGAGCTTCCCGCTGGGCGAATCAGATATTCCAGTACCAATGGTATCGTCAGCAAACTTGATGTGTAGATATCTGTACAGGAAACCCAGGATCTTGTTATCTATGCGGCTGGTGATGAAACCCGTATCCTGATTATAGATGGGGCTGGCTGGGCCACCTGTCACAAGCTGATGCAGTTCCCAGTTATAGGCATCTAGCTCTCGGTCGCCCGTTTGAGGTGGCATATTCAGCATTTTATCTCCTGTTGGCGGCAGTCATATCTAGACCTAGGAAGGACATTTTCCAATAGGAGTTTGATATCACTCTGTAATTGAGGAATCTACCCACACTACGTGGATCTACTTTGTAGCCCTGTGTCTCATCCTTTGGCCGCAAGACAAACACATCTCGGCCAGATGAGTTGGACCAGTCTGGTTCCTTGTCATAGGTATTCTGCGAATGAACAAAGAAATTGATCTCGCTAGACGATTCAGATACCTCAATGATAGGTGCCAATCCACTGATAGCCTGATTACTGAAAGGATCGTCAGCAAACAGTTTCACCCTCTCTACCCAGGATTCAAATTCTGAATACTGTCCGGCCGAAGTATTGTACATCTGATAGGTACTATCCATTAAGAACAGATTGTTTGTCCCTGATGTAGCAAGAAGACGTTCCCTTCCATATATCCACGAGCTACCAGATAGCCCTGGTGAGGTGAACATACTGGTTACATGAGGTAGATCGCGGATGGTCCATGTGTTATCAACATAATTGAACACCAGAGCTCTATCACACTTCGAATCAGTCGTATTACTGGTAGAGCAGTAACATATCCAGATCTCTTTGTAGCGACTGTCTTTTGCGATGAAAGTAGAAGAAGTGCTATTCGGATTTACATCAGATAGATAGAAGTCACGGACCACGCCTTGTGCCGCAGATTCAATGTTACCTGATCCGTTGTGTATATAGATGTCGTTCTGATCCACTACAATGTGTTTACCGTCGAATTCCTGTACACAATTGATATTGAGCATCCCATACCCTTTCGCATATGGGCGAACGGAGGCAACGCCATTTAGTAGTTGCAGCATATGGATGCTGTTCGATGTGTAAATATACATGGCCCCACGTAGCTCAGCCATATCTACAATAGGTGTACTGGCATTGAGTTCAAACTCGTCTGCTGTATCTGTGGTCAGCCCTGGCTGCCAGATACTGGGGAAGCTGCCAATAGCTGCCTGAACTGAGATTCGAATAGTGGTTGGTGCATAGGTTGACGTTACACCGTCATTGAGCGTTAGATTTGCAGCAATCAGTGAGTAGTTGAAAGACCTAATTGTCTTGGCAGTAACCGTTAGACCAGGCGTGTAGTTCCACCCAGGGAATGGTTGTAATATCGCGTCGGCGGATGGATGGTTATACAGGGCAAATAGCGGGGTTGATTGGCCGTTATTGAAGAAGATGGCTTGACCACCACCAAAAGTATCAACCTGCCATTTGCTGTTCGCATACGGAGCGTCATTACTCATCATTGTAGATACTACGCCAGCAGACGTAATCCGCTTACAGGTTCCATCCTTGATCACTACCGTATATCCCTGGTCCGAACGTCTCCAGTGGATACCGGCAGTGGCGGGTATATCTAGGTTGATGAATGTAGATTCGCCGAGGATGGTCTCGACAGATCCATTCCTAAAGCGCACATTACGCGCATCAGTAAAAACGTTCGGGGTTAGGTTGACAGGAGCAGTGTCCTTGTTAAGACCACCTTGTCCAAGATTCTTTACAGGCACTACTGGCATGTCTTTTCCTTTACTCGTTTTGTTTCTCTAAGATAGCCTCATACGCTTTTCGTGTCTGTTTCAAGGCTTCTTTGAGGATGTCGGCGCTGGCAGCTTCCCCTGCAAGAAATTCTCCATCCTCTCTAGATAATTCTTCTCCAGTGCTAGGGACTCTTGAGCATTCAAAGGTGGTAACGGTGGGAGTCTCAACGACGACTGGGGTAGGGACGGGACGACTGGGTCGCTGGCGCAGGCTGCTAACAAGAGCAGCATGGCGATCATTAATAGCTTTGATCTCATTCTCTTTCTCCATCAAGCTATCTTGCATTTGTTTCTGCAAGCTGGCTTCAATCAGGCGTTGTTTGGCGTAGAAGGCATCCATCTGTTTACGTTGCTCTTCCCTATAGGCTGCCAGTTTGGATTCACCAATCTGTTCAGCTACAGCATATCCACTTTGATAACCTGAGTGATGGAGATACCATCCGCCTCCTACTAGGGCGGTCACTACCGCGATTACTGCAATAATACGAGTAATCAACGGGGTCATTACTATCCAAGGCATTTAGTATATTCCTCTTTACGTCGATTAGTTAGTCCGGGAAGCGTCCTTCCCTTGAATTTATCCCATCTTAGGATTTCTTCACACGCTTTCTTATAGTCACCGGCATTGAGGTATTTGGCCAGTGTGGAATTGCAGAAAGCACTTTCACCAATGTTATATGTCAGAGATACATATGCGTCAAACTCGTGTTGATACATAGGTACTGGGGCGCACCTTTTTACAGCTTGTTCGAACTTGCCGGCATCCTTCAGTAAACGTACCAGCGCTCTCTCTGCCGTAATGGTATCACCTATATGGACACCTTCAGTTGTTCCAAAACCGATGGTCGGCTCATCACCTCTTACGGGTTCATATGCTTCGCCCCTGTATCCTTCATGCAGTGCTATTGATACTAGTGCTGAAGCTGATAGGACAAGAACAGCTACTTTATTCCTCATTCTTTCGACTCCGACTTTTTCCTGTGAAGTCTCTGTACATCTGGTATAACTTGTGTGCAATGAGTAGCACAGTATAGATCAAAGTTGCCCAGATGATTAGGTCTGAAACAGGATAACCTGCAATGGTCGCCAAAGAAACCCCAACGGATGGACTCGCTTTTGCAACAATAGCTTGTGCTGATTCTGCGTGGTCACTTATATAATTCGATTTCATTTGTACCCTTTGTTTCCAGGGATGGGTACCGTCCCTAAAATAGTGAAACAAGTTGACCCCCATGTATGGTTACTCTAAGTCGTAATGAGACTGACATCCCCACCTTCTTTAGTGTGGGTGAACCGGCAAGAGTTGCCACGGGGTATTCTACTGCATATCTGTCACGCTGCTGTCTGTAGCTTAGTATGTTGTCTGGCGAAATATAGAAGCACAGAATATCGGTAGTATTTAAACCGACCATAGGCGCTCTTTTATCGTCATGACACAATCGTGGGCAACCTGTCCCTGCCGGAAAGGATAGCGTGGAATATGATTCGGTAACTGTATTGTAGTAATATAGCTTGGAGTCTCCATTGGAAAGCTGATAACCTATCGCCGGTCTCATATTTGAATCAAATGCGAAAGAGGCACCGACAACATCCATGATACCCGTCAGGAAATCAGTAGATACATTGGTGACAGTATTCTTCAGCATTATAGTACCGGTAGATGGTATATATGTCAGCTTCCACGTATATCCAGAGATCCCTTGGGATGGGTCGGATAAGGCCACACCCCCATCCTCGTACTCTATCAGTGGAGATTCTTCTTCCAGACTATCAGGAGATAGATATCCGCCGTATCCACCTGATAGGAAGCTACCGTCCTTAATCATGGTAGCCTAGCCCATGTCATCTTCCCGCTCAAGGTCATTACCTTGGTGGCATCTTTCGGGATCGGAATATCGAATTGGTATTGGTAGCAGCAGTATTGACTGTATATTAAGAGAGATTTGATCCCACCAGCTACGTTCAAATCATTCAGACCGACCGATATGATGCCGGTGCACTCATAGGAATTACTCGCGTAGGCATTCTGTGCTGCAGCTCCGTAGGGTGTACTACTTGTCCCTGATGGAGTACCAGTTATCGGGCCTAGTGTGCCAGTATACGCAGTAAAGTTATTAACGAATCCGGTATACAAACCCCATTTGGCGACTACATCGATTGACGGTGACCAGTATGCATTTACCTGCCCAGGTCTACGTATGCACGAATATGTAACTCCACCAATTACCACACTAGTGGTCTTATCAGTCAGATCAGGCACATTTCGGACTACATAATAGACATCTAAGTATTCAGTTGGCCCGATAGAGATAGTGGTAGGTGAACCACCACCATCAAGGATTAGTGCGCGCGAGAATAGGTTACCGGTTGATGCCCAACCAATACCTACTTCTGTATAGTTACCATTCAGAGATCCCGCGTTAAAGCGGTACTTCCATGTCTTTGATGAGATATAGAGCGGGGATCCACTGTTGGCGGTGGCAGGGAACCCCGTCTGAAGATCGCTCGTAGAAGCGGACCACGTCGCCAATGCCACGTCAGACACATTTGGTGCGGTGCTACCTGTGCCAATCTGCATATATCCGACAGCGGTGCCTGTACCGAGCCTGTTGAGGCCAGAATCCAGGATAAGGTTTTTGAACCACCCAGTGTCTCGTCTAATCTCATCAGTACGAGCGTCCCGAACCACCAGCCGGTATAGACCTTCTAAACCTGCGTCTAATGTAATATTTCTGTTATCCAAGGGTACCTCCGGTGATTTGGGAATCTATGGCCATATTCTCGGCTGGCCAGTTTGAGTATGTAATAAGAACTTGGTTGAGGGTTCCGCTTGATATTAATGAATCAATTGCAAGATTCTCGTCGGGTATGCTGTAAGTTCTTAATACGGTATCTAGTGTGCCGCTCAACAGTAGGGAGTCAACTGCAATATTCTCGTCAGGCCAGTGATATTCTAACAGTAGTGCGTTTAAGGTGCCGCCGAGCAGCAAGGAGTCGATACCTAGATCTTCGATAGCCGGCGATATTAGAGAGCCGCCTAGCAATAGAGAGTCAACTGACATCCTATCCTCGAAGTATGGAGGATAAGTAGGACTGTAGAGTTCTATTGCCACCAACTCAGGAGTTGCTTCTACATATTGTCCGTACACACCTGATCTATTGGGCTCGACTACACCCTGAACGTTCTCACGTTCGTATACTCCACCGTATGGAATATAGCCAATATCCTCAATACCAACTACACCCTTTGGTGGCGGTTTGAACACACCATCATCGGACTTTTGAACTGCCCCGCGTGGTGGGTCAGAGTATGCCCCACCAGAAGGTGGATTGGTCATCCCCCTTTTAGGTGTAATTGCCATACCTCCCCCTTTTTAGATTAGACCACCGCCGTTGATATTGATTTGGACATTGCCGCCCTTGGCTCTTCGGTACTTCTCTTCCCTATTGAGTTGGCTGATTATTTTGTCCGTGTGGCCTTCGTATCGTTTTTCCATTGTATCATCATTGAGGTACGCTCCTATATGGCGTAGGGCAGCATACACACAAAGACGCTCATTGGCGTCGCGAATCCAGTTCCATGCCTCATTACCGACATACTGCAGCGGCTCTACCCCACCACCATAGGTAGCAGCCCATTCAGTGGCTTCTTCATTGGTAGCGAAGATGGCGATGTCGGGTCCAGAACCTGCTTTATACATTGTAGTACCACCGCTTGATACTAGAGTGAGTAGACTCTGTTGGTCGTCAGCTAGACTGGCATCCCAATTGGCAGGGATAACAATGTATGCGGCGTCAAGTTGACCCAAGCGCCGATAGTAATGCAACTCGATCTGATCACCCACCTTCAGCTGTGGGCGAGTCATAAATTTAAAGTCACGCCACACATAGCGAAACCGACTATACTGCTCTGCGTAAGGATCTAGGAAGCTTCGGATGTCGTTCACCTGATTCAGCATGTGAGAATTGACTTCGCTGGTAGGGTCAAGATATCTCACATAGATGAATTCTGTTAGATCTTGTGGTACATCGAATTCACAGTAGTTTGTACCCGCGACGATATTGCTATTTTCCACAGTCATCACAACTGTATATTCAAGCTGCGGAATCCGCAGGTCTCGGTAGATGTCATCCATCCCGTACTTCAGACAGTCCTCAATGACACTGTTTGGTACGGTAGCCAATTCCCTTCGGTTAGACCAGTCGCGCACCTTCTCTTTCAGGGCGTCAAATTGAGGAGTTGCCATATTACACCTTTGTTACATTTGAAGTAAGTAGCGCCGGATATTCTGAAATGATGACCTGCTTTAGCTTTTTAACCAATTCAGGATGATGCAGAAAATCGGGGGCATGCACGTCGATTCCATATTTTGTAAGGATATCGATTGCAACGATATCTGGAATAATGGCGAAGGAACGATAATTGCGCGTGCTCTTTGCCTGCTCATCCTTGAGTCGTTGCTCCTTGGCATATTCTCGATATGCTTCCACATTCTGAGTCAGCTGGAAATTGGATTCATCAGTCTTGACTTGGAAGCTGTGGATGTTGTAGTCTTGAGATAGAAACATGGTTACCTTGTTAGAGGGAACGATTCGATAGCATTGCCAGGAACACAGGGCCGTCAGCCAGTTCTCCGATTTCGTATCGAATGGCGGATGTGGTAGTGATACCTGTCACAGCTACTGTGACGGGTGCGGCACCGTTGGCGGCATCTAGATACTCTACACCTGTAATCAGGTTAGCTGCATTGACGCTTACATTGGTAACATAATTGGTAGGGACCAGTACATACGTACCATCCGCCTGAGTGATCTTAAGAAACATGGTTGTCCTTTCGAATTTAAAAGGAAGAGGATTTCTCCCCCTCCTTTTATTGTTAGGCTATATTAGGCGCCTGACAGACCTAGGATCAGACCAGCACCCTTCGGGTTCTTGCACTCTAGAGTGCCTTCTTCCACGATTTGGCCGATGATTGAATCACCTAGCTGACCAAGATCAACCTCTTGCATAGGACGCAGTGTTGCCCATGAGAACCACATAGGATCATACACGAATGCGAAGAAGTTTGCAGTCGTATCCAGACCCGCCACAGCAGTGTGGGCCAGACCCATGACGTAGTTGGGAACAACCATAATGTCGCCAAAGTCAGACATGTAGATTTCTACAGACTGACGCAGCTTACCATCGGCGTCAATGTTACGACGAACGTTACCGTCGCCGGCATTGGACGTGCTTGAACCAGCCGCCTGAGCACGAGCACTGAACGCACGCTTGTTGGCAGGAGACGTCATCAGTTTGGTAGCCTTGCCACCTTGCTCATAGATCGTCTGCATTAGGCTGTCAACATGTGACAGTTGTAGAGGATTCTTGTCAGCACCGGTAACAGTCGTGTACGTACCAGCAACACCACCACCTGGGTTGACAGGGGCAGTATATTCGTTGGCGGTAGTCAGTGCGTTGAACACGTTGTAGTTCACCCACGCCTGATATCCACCGAAAGTACGGGGGCTGGAGCCGCTTGAGCTTTGGTTGGTAGAAACTGCAGCGAATTCTTGGTCTCGCTTCATTTCCACGCCGCGCTTCTTCAGCTGATAAGCGTATTCATCGGCGACACCGGCTTGGTCAACGGCACGCTTAGTACCGGTAACCTGCACTACCTTAGAGTTGATCTGACAGTAGTTACCTAGGCGAGTACGTAGAGGTTCCGCAGCCTGTGCGGCAGCTTGTGTAGCGAATGAAACACCGTCAGCGGCTTGACCAGCCACAGGAGCGGCTAGCTCGTCAGTTTGCCATTCATGGAAAATGGCCGTCGCCTTTGTGCGACCGATGCTTGATAGGAATGGAACCTCATCACGAGAGATCATCGAGATAAAGTTTGCCAGATCTTCACGTTCACCGGCGTTCATTGAGTTGCCGGTTGCAGCAGCTGATCGTGCGGCAGCCTTAGGACCACCGGCAGTAAAGTTATTTGTAGCCATTTGTTGGCTCCTTCATAGTGAGTGAAACTTAAAGTTTGCGGCCCACAGAAGAAATTCGTTTCAGGAAATCCAGCTCCTCTCGCTCGTTGGCTTGACCGGAAAGGACACGCTCTCGCGATACCTTATCAGCAGCCTGCTGCTTTTGAACAGCTGGTGTGCCCTTACGGGTAGGGACACTTTTTGCTACGGGAGCAGCCTTGCGCTTCACAGCGCCGGCATCCTTGGCGGTCTTCAGGCGACGGTAGTCGTCAATGAATTTAACCACTTTGGCCGAGTAGACACCATCTAATAGTGCTTCGGGGATGCCTTCATCAAGTGCAAACTTACGAATACTTTTGGCAAGCTGATCATTGAATTCCGGTAGTACATTCTTAATATCTTCTTGGAATTGCGCGATCAATGTCTGTTGCTCTTCTGCTTGTTTGGCTTGAAGTTGTGCTACAACCTGTTTGGTGCCTTCTTCTCGCTTGTTTCGCAGAGCCCAGTACTTCTCTTGAATTTCTTCTTGCTTGTCCTTGAGCTCACGTACAGAGTATGTATCCCCTTCGTCGCGCGCCTTCTTGATTTGGGCGGTTAGTCCGGCATACTCTGTCTCAAGCGCCTTTTCATTGGCACTAATTTCCTGATGGAGAACCGTACCCAACTGCACAAGCTCTTGTAGCTTGGCGGTACGCTCTTCTTCAACTTGTTTCTTCAGTTCACCTAGTTCTCGTCCCTTTTGAGACAGATGTTGGTCAGTGGCAAAACCCTTACGGATTTCTGCCAGAGTCTTGTACTCAACCTTGCCATTAACTGGCACGGGAATCTTGTACTCCCAGTCAATATCCTCTTCCTTGGGTAGTTCGGCTTGGGTAGACTTATCATCCGCACCTTCTTCCTCATCAGTCGATTCTTCTTCTGCGCCTTCTTCTGCGTCAGTATCGTCCGTAGCTACAGCATCGGGATCTTCATCTGTAGCTTCGTCCGGAGTTGGGACGTCCTCACCGTCATCTGGTAGAGATTCCTCATCTTTCCTCTTCAGGCCGAGGATTTCGGCAGCCGGGGAATTCTTTAGAATGTCATCAAAGTTCGGAACAGCCAACTCGCTTCCGTTTGATCCGTCATCTCCAGCTTCGAACTGCTCGCGACTTACGTTGCTTGCAGGAGTGGAGGTAGAGAGATGTTCGAAAATATTTGCCATGTTATATTATATAACCTTATTCGGATTTATTGGTAGACTTCGCAGCACGCACTTGTGCCATACGAATCTGTTCGGCAGTCATCACTGTCTCTGGCGGGAGAAGTTTGGTGACTACTCGAATGGCCTCAGCCACATTTACCAAAGCCGGTGCATAGTTTTGTGCCCGGCCCACACCACCTGAAGCTCCACAGGTGGCAATTTCGCCAATTAATTGCTCTTGAGCACGCGATAGTACATCTAGTGCCTCTTGGTATTTACTCATCAGATTCCTCTGCTTCTTGAGGTGTTTGAATGAACTTCGCGTTCCGTCCGAGAGTTTCTCGCTTGATTAGATTCTCCTTGACACTACCCAGAGCCAGCGCTGTATGGTACAGAAACTCACGTTCCTTGGTACAGTGCGGCTCCGACTTGACCCACTGTGTGAACAGGTCGGTCAGAATGTCAGTGAATGCTTCATTGAAGAACTCTTCTCGTTCTTTGGTGGCGAATTGACCACGCATTAGGGCCAGCTGAGCGTCACGGAATGGTTCCTTGACTGCTTCACCCTTAACGTAGTCCACACGGGGCTTGATTCTGTCTTTAAAGCCCTTGGTAAACTTATCCGTCATAGGTATTCCTTGTTCGGTATATTAGAAATCTTGAAAGATTCCTAATAGGAGCCGACTAATTGATTTAGTGCATGGCCCCATCTTGCGACATGATTGCTGCTGCTGGATCACCATCCTTAGGCATTTCTACCTTGGGTGAGTTGACTGGTGCACTGGCATCCATATTGATGAACTGCCATGCCTTAGCAATCATTTCCTCGATGTTTGGCTTCAGAGATATAACGTCGATTGTGGTACCCGCTTCTTTCGCTGCCTTAACAGCTAGATCGGCCCATTTCTGGTGGTGGGTATCCATTGCGACGATCATCTGCCGCATGTTATCCTGGATCGCGTTCTTACTTTGGATGTTTGTCAACGCGATAGTTGCCTCACGTTGCATAATGTCCAGTTTCTTAACTTGTTCTTCCAGCTGCTTCAGCTTCTCGGCTGCCTGGGTCTCGGCATCCCTAGCTTTGGCTGCCTGCTCCTTGAATTCTGGTGTGGTGTAATCCACAATGAATTCTAGAGGATTGAGGTCCATAGCTTCAATAGCCTTCGCCGCAATATTGGCAGCTGCTTCAGGATTGACTACACCACCGGCACCAGCTTCCTTCAGTGCAGGAATGATCTGACTACCGATGTTGGTCATCTTCTTGATCATTGTGCTGTTGCCGTTCTCACCGACGTCAGCATTGACCCAAATCTCCATGTCTTCAGGAAGCGTGGCCGGATCAACCTCGAAACCGTCACCCTTGGCATCAGTAAACTTGATCTTCTTTCCTGCCATCTTCTCACGAAGCATCTTGTAGACGCCTGTGGCAAGTTGGTGGAAGCCGGTCTCGGCAAACCTACGGGCCATATACTGGATACGGACCTGGGCAGCTGACATTGCCCTCTGCATCTTCTCTTCGGAGTTACCCGATACATACAGAGTGTCGTTCAGACCTTGAGCAGCCTTCGAAAGGCCAGTTGCCTGCTCTTTGTGTAGCTGCATGGTTTCCAGAAGAGGAACTGTACCTTGTGAAATAGTGTCGGGAGTTAGGGCTGCGACGGCATTGTTGGGATTACCGTTCGTAGCAATCAGCTGTTTCGGCTTCATATTCTGAAGCGCAGAGAAATCAACCGTATTCGGGTCAGCAAGCTTGGGGCTGTAGTTGGTCAGATAGACGTTCTCTACGAATCCACGCAGGATGGCCGTAGTAGCCAGGGTCGTGGGACGAATCATGTCCGCAGCTGATAGGCCGTGGAATTCATGGGGTACTTCGAATGGGCAGAGCACAGCAAGAGGGATACAGTCAGCATCTTCTTCTACGAGGATGTGCTTACCGGCCGTGATGAATCGCTTCAGTTCCGCAATACCGTCACCGTCCCGGTCACAACGGAGCCATGACTCAGTGACATTGACCGTGCGCGATGCCTCGTCGAGATCAACCTCCCTTGAACGACCTACTAGGTAGTATTCTTCACCGACGAGCTTCTTCCGCACTGCACGTTCTTCGTTATACTTCTGCAGGAAGTTGGTGGCACCGTCTCCTACTTCGGCCCAGTCAATATCCTTTGCCTTCTCAGGGTAATACTTGCGGATCTCTGAGCGGGTCATCTCTGATTGTACGGCCACGAATGGAGCATCCTCGATGGAGTGTGCATCACGGCTGATCCGGAATAGTTCCGGGTGTACGTTATCGATCTTGATCCGACTCTTGTCAATCCTCCTACGGATGCGTACATCTTTGTATACGTTGACAATCTGCTGTTGGCCGTCAGGAAGGGTATTCATCTGGGGCTCGTAGCGTAGACTACCAACCACTTCCACATCTTCGTCAGCCAGTAGGATGTCAAGATTCTCTTGGGTGATTTCTTCGAACTCTTCGAACTTGTACTCGTAATCCTCAACGAAGCCCCAACGGATGATGGAGTTCTTCCACATCAGGGCAGACTTCATCCATGTACCGATCTTGACCCATCCTTTGTTCTGTTTGAACACAACATAGTCGAGTAGATCACCGGCTACCTTGGCAGCGGCCAGACTGGTGGGAGTCTTCTTCCCTGGTACAAACTTGGCAAGCTTGTTATTATTCATCAGGAGTTCAGATAGAATGGCCAGGTAGCCTTCCACGACCTCAACAGTATCTGAAGAAACGATTTGAGAAACACCCTGGGGTTGTAGATGACCTTCAGGCATCATACCGTATTCGTAGGTGGATTTCTGACGCTCCCTAGAGATATCCGCGCTATTGAGCCAATCTCCAACACTATTCATGATACCCGACTGAATCAGGGAAATTACCTGTTCATCAGATACTGGTTCTTGATATTCGTGCATTCTTAGCACCTTTCATTCAAACGATCAATACAGGGTTGGAACACCTGCAATATCTACCCATGAAGCACCATTCCAGTATTGGGCTCTTCTGTCGAAAAACTGCCAACTACCATCTAAGTACACAAAGAAACCTTGTGTCGTGTCTGGCAATGCAGGTGCATAGATCACACTATTGTTAACCAGAATAGGTACAAATAAACCAACACCTATTGATGGGGTATAGACCACACCTGTGTTGACCAGAAGTGGTGGCTGCAGTCCAACTACCTGTGATATACTCGGTGGGTACAGAGTATTGGTGTTTGTTAGTACCGAAGGTAACAGTGTCAATGCAACACTTGGATTGAACAGAACACTGGTTCCCACTAACGCAGGAGGTCTTAGCTGAATACCTAGGCTCGGGCCAAATAGTGTATTTACACCTGTGATCAATGGAGGAGCTACACCTAGATCCAACCTAGCACCGAACAGTACATTGGTGCTCGCTATAGTTGGAGGTAGTAGCGCCCCACCTTGTGATAGGGTTGGCCCAAACAGACTACTTGGATTAGTCAATAGTCCAGGTAGAATGGACAGCGCTACGGATGGTGCGAAAATACCATTAACAGAATTGATCAGCGGTGGCGCCAATGCAATTGCTAAAGCAGGTGAGAACAGGTTTGACCCGCTAGAGATCAGAGACGGCTGTAATCCGAGCGACAGGACTGGCGTATATAGCGTTGACGTATTACTTATGAGTGGCGGCAGGAGAGTGGCACCACCTGCAGCACTTTTAACTACTATCCAACCTGTTGGGGTGACGCGAGCAATATCACTTGCATCATCCCCAACGGCCCAGCCGGTGGGCGTGACGCGTGCGAATATTGTCATATATTATATCCTTGGTTGAGGATCAATGAGTGCTATACGAGTTCACACTATACCACCCGTGGCTGGGGGTCAACGAAGATGGTCCTGGCACCGGCCACGCAGATGTGCGCGTCGAGGTATCCAGTCTCTGCGGGCGTCAACGCCGCACCGCTGTCGATCTTGAAGCTGTACGGGCTGTTGCTTGACGCGATGGTCCACGATCCAGTTCCGGCGCCAGCGGCCTGTGCGGCCCCAGCAGAGGTCACTCGGTTAATCACGGACGCGGCGTCCAAGAACTGACTCATCATCGTGCTGCCACTCGTTACCTTCGCGCCGATGCGCAGCCACACCTCAGCATCCGTAGGGGCTGATGCGGTGCCATCATTGCGCAGGCATTCGACCCTTGGAGTGATTGAGCTAACCCCGCTATGAAACAGTGGCAGACTAGGTGTAACGAATGGGTTGGTCGGTGTGGCTCCTGAGTTGGTTACAATCTTCCAAGACCCACCAGCCGGTGATCCTGTGTATAAGGTGCCCGTATCCAGTACGACGGACCCTTGCGGAGCATAGTAGCCGTAGAAGCCTTGAAAGTCACCGTACGCAGAGTCAAGGATCTGGCAGATATTACCTGATCCGTTATCGCCAGACTGAGAAACTAGAGGGGTTACCCCATTACCCAGTGTACACCCGTAGAATGTGTGAGATGTGGGAACGGAGCCATCACCCACCAGAGAACCTACGATGCCCGATAGGTTGCACCCGTACCATTTGGTGTCATTTCTAGCAGCGCCAGAAACGAGGATGGTAGGAAGTGTGCCCGCCGCCCCGGCAATACAACCATACAAATCTGCGTACGCATTGAATGTGAGAGACTGAGTAATGTGACTAAACCGAAATTCGCAGTCTATTAGGACGTGGCGGATAACCGCGTTTGATGTCGTGCCAAATGTGATACGCGCCGAAGAGGATGTAGTGCCTAAGTAAAAGTAGCACGTATCAAATACGAAACGAGACAGCGTGGTGCTACCAAACTGAAAAGTGGCGTTCGATGTGCCCGAGTTCTTGAACTGGATACCGTATAGGTAGACGCTGTAGGCGCCGTTTACTGTTACAGATACGTTGTTGGTATTAGAACCGACAATGGTCCCGTAGTCGATCATCTTCGCAGGGGTGACCGTTGTGCCACTGCCGGGGTTTGTGGACGCTATAATAGAGATATTGTTTAGGACCGTCCAAATAGTTGTTGCCGTGACCACACCAGGTGAATTGGCAACGTCGATGGCGACAATATCCCCAGACGCTGTAGCGAGTGCCAGAGCGGCGGCGAGCGTGAGCTTTGGAGTAGACCAGCTTAGCCCGTCATTCGAGTCGCTACCGGAGCCGCTGGCAAAGTAGCGCGCCACGGTTTACAGCCCCAGCAGGGACTCGAACTCGCGTGTAGCGAGTTGTTCATCCTGTTCGGCGATCATGATATTGACCTTCGCCTGAATATCAAACCCAGGAGGTGCCCGGAATGACGTCATATATTCGCGGCCATCCTGATCATATAACCTAATGGTGACATTTGATCCGCCGTCATCTTGCGTAGATTGCTCAACATTTGAAAGTACGATTGGCATGTTTACTCTCCTGTCGCTGCCCGCACACTGTTGTCGGCGTTAACTAGCGATGTCATTTTGTTCTTGAGTGAAGTCCACTGGGCTGCACTCTTACCGAAGGCTGTCCGCAGCTGCGCGTCAGTGAGATCACCGGTTGAAATACGGTTGATCAGAAAGCGTGCAATGGTTACAACCTCTTGTGGAGAGCTATCCTTATACCTCGCGCGAATACGAGATACGAGTCCCTCTACAGTCTGATGTTTTAATAGTAGGGCCATGTATTACCTCGTCTTATAGTTGGAAGATACCTGAAGCGTTCCAAGTGATATTGATATTGCCACCGCTTGGGGTTACAGGAAGGCCTGTCACACCAGTGTCAAAGTAGGCAACCATACGCCATGTGGTATTGGCACCCGCATTCTTGATAAAGATGATTAGGGCTTCTGACGTGGCACCTGATACTGATGTCAGCACAGAATCAGCAGCATCAAATAATCCACCAACGAATGTCTTGCCGGTCAACTCGACTTCAGTACCAACCTGACCAGCTACTGCCGACGAATAGAATTCATGTGAGGCATTGTAGGTGTACGATGCGGTGTCAATGAGGGCTACGTAGACTCCTGTGGCGCCGGTGCCGTCGAGCGCCGCATTGGCTGAGCTTTGCAGGCGGGCCTCTTTCCACTTAGGGTAAATTGCGTTTGCCATGTCTTATTCCTTTTAAGGTGTGGTGTCGTACCAGATATCCCCGACGTTGGGGCTTACTGGCGGGGTTGATTGCACATAGATCATGGGGCCATTGTAGGGTTGGCTGATGGTCCCGTGCTCAATAACAGTAGTGTTCTTGGTGTAGTCAATCGACGTCACACCTTCCTCGGCAGCTTGAACTGTTGTAGTACTCATCGTTTGATATCCACTGTAAAAGGGTCAAGGATATCGACTGCGCCACTGGTGTATGTATACTTGATGGTGCATGACAATCCTTTTTGACCGATATCAGCTGTCTGTTCTGCCGATAATCCAATACTGAAACGGCCACCGCCTGTTTTGGTGACTGTACCGTTGATTACGAACTTGTTGGAGGATGACTCATTGAAGTATGCCTCGACGGATACTGTGGCAAGATCTTCCTCAACACCGTCAGAATCACGTTTTACACACAGGAGAGTTAGAGTGGAGCCTGCTCGCTTACTGATGGTCGATGAAGCCATTATTGGCCTCGGATTGGTAGGATTCGGTTATTGGGACTCCCGGCATTCCCTTTCGGTTCCTTGTCGGCAGGTAGCCTACCTGTATTGACAGGGGGTTGAGGCTTCAGGAAACGCTTGAGATCCTGAGTTTGTTGTTTGTCGTTGTTGAAGATCATAACCAGACAGTCTCCTGTTGGGGTGTTGTAGCTGAAGATTGTTGCCCGAAGATTACTCGGTTTGTCGTTAACTTGTCACCGTGGGTCCGAAGTACTTCCAGAGCGATCGCCAATGCAATTACCGTGTCATCATATCCACCCACAATTGCCTCAGTCTTACCTTCATCGGTTGAGACATATGTCATGAGCTCATTGATCATGATTGGGGATGGGATCCACAGTTCTTCATTTTCGATGGCACTCTTCAGGAAGCCTATAATTGCCGGTTTGCTGGCAGAGGAAGTTCTCCAACCCATACGAGTGGATTCTTCCTTGCTGATGTTGGCAATCTTCGTCTGATAGTACATGTTGACATACTTCATCTGTACAAGACGATTGAGCGTGGCGATACCCATTGAGTTAGATTCTACCGCCAACAGCGCATTGTTGTAGTACCTTCCTAGGTAAAACAGGAGGTCTCCAAACTTGGATGGATCAATGTAGTTGTTGCGGTAGAGAGCACATACCTGCTTGTGCTTGTTGAGTACAACAGCTGCACTGTAGTCTCTCCCCACTCCCAGGCTGGTATCAGCTGCCAGGATGAATGCATCTTCAAATTTGGGGTACTGGAAAATGTGTAGACCACCTTTTTGCGCATCGATAAACTCGGAAGCCTCTTGATCAAATTCTCTTGACTTTAGAATTGGTTGTGGTACCAGCTTACGTAGCTTCTCTACGTTGAACACATTGGAGCCAGATACAATGAAAGCTTCATCGGGTGTGGCCGGATATTCCTGTTTGAACTTCTGTTCTCCAGATTCGGCAATCTTCAACCTACGCCAATACAGTTGGTCGTTGTTGAGCCCGAAATCTACTTTGAGTTTCTCTTCCTGTTCCGTGGGGGTGAAACCTTCGGGAGCCGCTCTAGTATACTCTGGCATTAGGAACCAGGGAACGAAGATGGGGATATATTCATTGACCCCATTTACGGCATCTACCCATAGCTTGTGAAATGGATTCCCGACACCGTTGGCAGTTGACTCAATGATTACCTCAGTACCATCTGCCTGGGAGATACCTTGGAAGAGTCCGGCGAGGATCTTCTCGGCATGGACCCAGAATGCTACTTCTGATAGGTGCGCAATAGTCGGAGTAGTACCCCGGCCAGCTTCAGGAGATCCGGCAGTATAGAGTCTGTAGCCTGAGTCGTTATGCTCGAACATAATTTCTTTGGCGTTCGACTTTTTGAACTCTGGCCTGAATTCGTCTGACATGTACTGGATCGTTGATCGTGACATGTTGAAGAGAGCATCTGATGTGGCTGCATCGTGGGCCATGACAACTGACTTGTTGTACGAGTTGAAGTATGACTTCCAGAAGACTCGTCCAGTTGTATAGGTTGAGATACCCATTTGTCGGGCTTTGAGGATGATTGCTCTGACTCTTCCTGTCGATGCAAATTGTTTTTCAATTGCTTCATTGATAATCCGTTGTGCCTCATTGAACTCGAATGGAATGAATCCTTTGGAGGAATCTTTGGGCAGGATCTTGATCTGTTCTGTGGCAAATTGTGCGAAGTCGGACTTGTATAGGGCAAGCTTCTCTCGCTTTTTCAGTTCGCGGAGTAGCGCCAGTTTATCCGCTGAGGAGCTCTTCGTAGCCATATTGTAGGAAATTCCTTATCGGGAGATGGGGATATGCTTGTGGAAATTGCGAGACTCTGTCGAGTCTTTCTTGTCGGGATTTCTAATAGGAACCGGGTGGAGGATTCTTTTGGAGAAGTTCCCCCTGGGTCTATTATGGGTAGTTCTCTTTGTGTCTGAGAAAAAGATGTTGTTGTTTGGGGTTTGGGCCTGTTTCTTTTGTGGTCCCCCTTCTTTTCTCTGGGTGCTGTCGCTCCCTCGCCGCTCCTCGGGCGTCTCTCTGGGGTTGGAGTGTTTCATGGACTCGTTCGACCGCTTCTTCTTCGACGCTGACTCGGTGATCAATGCTGAGTTGTATGTGGCTGCTCGCGACGCCGACTGCCGCAACCTCTGCGCCTCGCTCAACTGGGCTGTGCGTGGTAACGAGTTGGTTGCTGCCCTCATGGACTTCGGTCCCGGCCGGCGGGCCACGATCGTCGTGAGGCCGGGTCGCGTGGAGTTGGTCCTCGACGAACGGTACGGCAGTCTCCCGAGCGAGTACACGACGGAGATCTACGACGCGAAGGATCTGCGGCAGGTGTTGGCCTTCTGGTTGGCGACTCGTTGGTAAGGGTTCTCTGGGTTGGGTCGCGTGCGGCCCTTCCTTGAGCGCCTTGTTGGTGCTTAAGCGACGCAGTTCGCGTCTACGTTGCCGGCGTTTCCGGTGTTGGGGGTTGTGTGAAGCTCGCTCTCGTCTCTGCTGCGTTCTGCGGTGGCTACATGGTCGGTTTGTTCCTCAACCTGTTCATCTAAGGAGAATTGAACATGGGTATCCAGTGCCACACCAAGTTGGTGCACGTCGTCAAGCACGCTCTCAACGTGCAGATCAAGACGTTCTTTCACGATACCGGTGATGGTCCTAACCAGGATCAACCGTGGACCGAGAAGTACGTTGAGGTACTGCTCCCTAGCGGTGCCCTGCTCACCTTCAATCTCAACGACGATCTGTCGATGTGGTTCGATGCTAATGAGTGGGGCGACAACAGGTGGCAGGTCGAAGAGATGAGGAAGGTCGGTATCCCTTACCTTGAGTCCTAACATGGACATCTTCGGAGAAGCCATCCTGATCACACTCATTGTGTGGTCTATCATCGGCTTGATCATCAAGCTGTTCTTCACCCGTCCTTAAGACTCGACAGGGTCTCGTTAGTCCACTGACCTAGGGTTCTTCACGAGCCCTATCCAGTGTGCTACATGTCGTAGCATGCCAACCCGCCAACCTGGAGAATCCAAATGGCACAAGCTCGCGTCTCGTTCGTTCCCTCGTTCGTCAACTACGCCATGAGCGTCGGTGAGATGAAGAAGCCTGAGGTGAAGGCTTTCAACACCTCTCGCACCGGCAAGGATCGCGTCAGTGCTCCTGTCAAGATCGAGGCCATGCACTTCGATCAAGCCACGAACAGCATCAAGGTGTTCTGCTCGGATGGCAACCTGCGTGAGTGCCGGACGGCTCGCCTGCCGGATCTGGAAGTCGGTCGTCAGTTGTGGAAGAAGCTGCAGAAGGCTGGTAAGGAGAAGCAGGAGATCTCCTTCGTGGCTGCCGGGGGTTTCAGCCCGGACAAGTGGTTCTACGACATCGAGGGCTGAACCATGAACGAGCATGACGGTCACATGATGCTAGTCGAGCGAATGCAGCTTCTCGAAGAGATCGCTCTCGATTATCTTCGGGCTCTGTGTTCGCGCAATGGTGCTATCAAGACACCCGAGCAACTGAAGGTGATGCTTGAAAGCGTCATCGAAGATCGAGCACCGGGATGCGGTCACTTCAACATCGAGTGATGGAAGCCATCCCAAAGGACGCCTACTGGACGACTTCCGCACAAAGAACAAGAGCGACCTAGTCTTCTACGTGCTAGACAACGCCAAGGATTTCATCGTAGATTGCCGCACGGTAATCCCGCCGAGTGGCTACGTTCATCGCAACTCGCTAACCAAGAGGTAATCATGCAAATCTTCGAATACTTCATTGAACTCAACGACTGTCATCCCGCCATCTATGACTACATGACGACGATCATCGACAAGAGCGATCTCTACGAGCCCATCAGCTGGGTACTCGGCGGGGACTGTTTCGTGGTCGAGACTGAGACGGACTACCAAGAGGTCAAGAGCCAACCCTGGTATGATTCTGCCGAAGAAGCCATTCCGGGGTGGTATATGTTCTTTGTTGCCAACAACAACGGAGGAGGTCCGTCGTGGTGGGTTCCGGCCCACATGGTTCAACAATCGGATATCGAAGGGAAGCTATGATAGATGAAGCAACTGAGCTGGAAAAGGCATGGGCAGAAGTATCCAAAGCAACCAATGAGGCAGGATGGTCTGATGATTGGTTCTCGGAAGATGACGACCATCCTAGCTCCACCATGACCTGGGCGGAGTACATCTGCTACCACATCTCACTGACCAAGAAGGATTGATCATGGACTTCACCATCAAGACCACCGACAACGACGATTTCTCTGTCATTGAACACAGCATCATCAACCAACCCAAGCAGAGGACTTTCATGACCAACACCAAGAAGGATTTCATTCTCCTGTCTCCCCTACAACCCAGCATCTTCGGGTACCAGGACCACGAAGTCTCCCGCATGATCACCGAACTGCAGGATGTGGGTATCCAAGTGATGCTCGTCGATACCGGTCCTGAGATGGTCTTCTATGCGCGAGCACATGACAAGACTCTCTTGGAATCCCTCTGCACGAGCTACGACATTGGCGGGATTCTTGTCGAAGCAGCTGCAGTGTATGACCAAGTCGAGATCAAGGAGGTCATCTGATGGAGGCAATCGTCGAAGATCTTGAAGGGTTCACCCCGAAGCGGATCAGCATTGCAATCACCGAGAGGTACGAGCAAGAACTCCTGATGGAATTCCTCCGAGATGCTCTTCGGAGAGGTCTGGCAGGTGACTTGGAGGATCTCTGCCGGCAAATCCTGAGGGGTTTGAACTAAAATGATATACTCACGGGATATTTTCGTGTAGAACTCGACAGAGTCTCGTATATCCCGTGGGTATTCTAGGTGGAATTCTTAGGAGAACGTTATGGGTATGATGTATATGGTGTGATCTTCGGGTGAATTGTGGGTGCTTCACGAA